AGCTTCAACCAAATTGGCTTTGAATATGTCCGATTTGTTAGCGTTTTAGATGGACGAACTTCTAAGCTTTGCGCTTCATTAGATGGTTCAGTGTGGGAAATAAATGATCCGGCAAAGCGAGTGCCGCCGTTACATCCTAACTGTCGCAGTATCTTGGTTCCGGTCGAGAAGGACGGTCAACTTGTTGGCGAACGGCCATTTGTAATGGACGAACGTAGAGTTAAAGACATCCCCAAAGAAGAGCGAAGCCAGTTAATAGGACAGTTAGATGCAAACACCACATTCAAAGAGTTCTTTAAGAAAACAGATGATTTCTTTCAAAGGGAGTGGCTAGGGCCAAAGCGCTTTAAGCTCTATAAAGATGGGAAATTTGATTTTGATAAGTTCTTTGATCCTGAAGGCCGTTTCTATAGCTTAGATGATTTGAGAAAGTTGGATGAAAAAGCTTTTAAAAAGTTGGGTCTGTAATTTTTCTTATGTTATATTTTTTAAAACATCAGAATTTATACAATATGAAAACAATAGCTTTTGTATGTCTAACCCTAATTTCCATCACTTGTTTAGCTGAACCAAGTCAAAAATATCTTAAAGAATATGATCGATTGTCTGAAGCTTTGGGGTCAGCAATGGCAAATGCATATTCTTTTGATCCTGCAACTGGTCAAGTAAAACAGGCTACTCAAGGTTTAGAAGCTAAAAATAATTTATGTAGAGCTGCCCAGGCGAAACTAAACCTCACCACGTTTTTAAAAGACAATTTAGAGGAATCTAAAGAGCTTTATAAATCTATTGATGGTGCAGAGACTCTAGATAAAAATTATCTTAGTGGACAACAGCAGGAACAACAAAATCTCGTTTCAAATTTGAAAAAAGACCTTGTTGGAACTGGATTTAACTGTGAGTAATTATTGCCGATTACAGGTAATTCTAAACTCACTTAAGACACAATTTTCACCTATATAAGCGCCCAAATGGCGCTTTTGTCATTTATGGAGTTTGGCTTATGAGTGAACCAAAAGTTAGACATTTGGTACTTAAAAGAGTTTCAGATAAATCTTCTCATCTTGCTCTTTGTGACGAGGAAACAGGTATTCCATTAGCTGGATTAACCGCTGTAAAAATGAATTGTAGTGTTTTTGAGGGTCCAGCGACTATCACGGCAACATTTGATGTAGGTGGTCCTCAAGGCATCCGCTTAGTTGGTGATGAACCTAGACAAAAGGTTTGGGGTGCAAAGGAAACGTAGCTAAAGGTACTGCAAATGTCTGAAAAGCAAATCAATATGTCAGATGCTCAATATATTCTGAGCACAAAATTAATTCTGGTGCCTTTTCTTCAAATTAAGATTTCAAGAGCCATGGCAATTTATGGTTTTACTTTTGAAAGATTAAAAGCGATTGCACTCATCAAATAGAACTTAATTTTTAACCATAGCACCTTCGGGTGCTTTTTTTGCGAGAAGAAAATGCCAAGCCCTATTATCCAATATTTCCAATATGAACATTTACCTGAACATTTGCAGCAAGTTAGTAAGCCAATTGGTGATTTAGCTCGGCAAATGGATGAGCAACTTCCTGACGGGCCTGAAAAATCCACAGGATTAAGAAAGCTACTTGAAGCAAAAGATGCATTTGTACGCCAAGCTTTAAGTAAATAATCATTTATAGAAATGAAGCGTCCTAAAGGGCGCTTTTTTATTGCCTGCCGAAAGCGGATGCTAACGGCGAATCCGGGCGGATGCCCATTTTGTATATATAGGTTGGATGACCAATGAAACTTAAAACAGTAACAATCGACGGTAAAGTTTATGCAGAAGTAGACGGAGATAAGCCGATCTATATCCATGATGATGGCAAAGAAATGCCACACGATGCTGCACACTCTGTGGCGACAATTGCTCGATTAAATGGTGAAGCTAAAACACATCGTGAAGCCAAAGAAGCAGCCGAAAAAGCATTAAAAGCTTTTGAAGGAATTGAAGACCCAGCGGCAGCTAAAAAGGCATTACAAACAATCCAAAATCTCGACGATAAAAAGCTGGTGGATGCCGGTGAAGTTGAGAAAGTGAAAGCTGAAGCTATCAAGGCAGTTGAAGAAAAATATGCTCCGATTGTTGAGCAACGTGATGCTCTTGAGGCCTCATTGCATAAAGAGCTTATCGGCGGTGGTTTTGCTCGTTCTAAGTACATTCAAGACAATATTGCAGTACCTGTGGATATGGTGCAAGCGACCTTTGGTCATCACTTCAAAATCGAAGAGGGCAAGGTGGTTGCATATGATCCGAACGGCGAAAAGATTTATTCACGTGTTCGCCCTGGTGAACTTGCAAATGTTGATGAAGCTTTAGAGTCATTGGTTGGTGGATACCAGCATAAAGACTTAATTCTTAAAGGTGGTAAAGGAACTGGTGGCGGTTTTCAAGGTGGGGGCAAAGGTGGAGCGCCTGCAGGAATGAAACGCAGTGAAATGTCTGTTTCTCAGAAAGCTGACTACATCAAAGAACATGGCAATGATGCCTTCCTAAAACTGCCGAACTAATCATTAAAAATTTGGAGATAAGTCGTTATGACTACAACAGTTAACTCAGACATGATCATCTACAACCAATTGGCACAAACTGCTTATTTAGAGCGTTTGCAAGACAATTTGAATGTATTTAACCAAGCCTCTAATGGTGCAATTGTTTATCGTAATGAGATCATTGAAGGTGATTTCAACAAAGAAGCATTCTACAAAGTGGGCGGTAGCATCAAACATCGTGATGTGAATTCAATCGCCAAAGTAGTTCCAGAGAAAATTGGTTCTGGTGAATCTGTAGGCGTAAAAGTCCCGTATAAATATGGTCCTTATGCTTCTACTGAAGAGGCATTCAAACGCCGTGCACGTACACCTGAAGAGTTTGCCATGATTCTTGGTTATGATTTAGCAGATGCATTGGTTGCTGGTCGTTTACAGTACAGTTTAGCTTCTTTAAAAGCTGCTATTTCTAGTAACCCGGATATGGTTGCTAAAGGCAGTATTGCTGTAGATGGGCGTAAAGCATTAACACGTGGTATGCGTAAGTTTGGCGATAAGTTTGGACGTATTAGTTTATGGGTAATGAACTCAGATACCTACTTCGATATTGTTGATGATGCAATCACTAAGCAGATTTATGGCGAATCTGAAATTGTTATCTATGGCGGTTTACCGGGTACCTTAGGTAAGCCAGTCTTGGTTACAGATGCCGTAGGTGATGATGATGCATTTGGTTTACAAATGGGAGCTGTTACTGTTACAGAATCACAAGTACCAGGCTTCCGGGCGTATGACATCAATGATGAAGAAAACTTAGGTATTGGTATGCGTGCTGAAGGCGCGTTCAACTTAGATATTCTTGGTTATAGCTGGGATACATCAAAAGGCGAAAACCCTGACCTTACTTTACTTGGTTCAAGTGCCAACTGGAAAAAACATGCTACTAGCAACAAAATGACAGCAGGCACATTGCTTGACTTGTCTGGCACAACAACTGGTTAACTCATAAACATCTCACTATAAGAGGGCTATTAAGCCCTCTTTTTACATTAAAGAGAAATGCATCATGAAGCTAATTTATACACGTATTGCTGCTGCAGCTGCGTTAGAGGTTGGAACTATTGCCAATCCTGATTATTACGAAAATCCGAATCGAAGTGCCGAAGAAGTAATTATTTACGGTGATTACCCGAAAATCCAAAATGATTACGAAGCTCTGGATATTCCAGTTGAAGTTCGCAAGTTGGAAGAGCCTGCAAAAACGACCTTGGCCACAGTAAATGTCGCGGTGGGAATTACCCCTGAGCTGCAAGAGGTCATTGATAATACAAAAGCTGAGTGTGAAAAGGTTGTTGAGGAAAACGGGCAACTTAAACAGAAAATCGAAATCTTGGAACAAGCTAGTGGTGATAGTTCGGAGTTAATTTCTGAAAACTCACGTTTAAAAGATGCTGTACTCCAAGCAGACAATGCTGCTAAAGCGGCTGAAGGAAAGGTAGTAAGCATTCAAGCAGAGTTTGAAGCTTTTAAAAATGATATTCCTGCAATGCAAGCGCGTATTGCTGAATTGGAATCTGGAAAAGCGGCAGAAAATTCAACAACAGAAACGGCAGTTAATGATTTTGAAAACTGGTCAAATGATCAATTAAAAGAGTATTTAGCTAGTAAAAACATTGGTTACAAGCCGTCTGCAACAAAAGCAGAACTCCTTAAATTAATCCCGAAGGAATAATGCAATGAGCTTTATTACTGTAGATGACGCAAATTCAATTTTGGGCAGCGATTTTGCACCAGACAGTGATAAAGCTCGTCTGGTAAAGCTGGCTAATGTTTGGATGAAAAACAGAATAGGTTTTGTACCAGATCCTATTGATCCACTTCTTAAGGACGCGGCTTGTGAAATCATCAAAGGAATTCTGGCCAAAGTAATTTATAACGGCAAAGACCAGCAGTTGAAGCGTAAGAAAGTTAAAGCTGATTCTGTTGAGTCAGAAAAAGAATACCAAGATGGATCTGAAGCAATTTCTAGCTTTGAACAGATTGCAATTGATTTTATTGATTCACTTGATTTGAAAGATCCAAATGCAAGTTTTAATGGCTTTGGCATACCACTTTACAGGGCATGATATGGGCTTACGTGACGAAATTCAGGCAGATATTACCGAAGCATTTAATGATGATTTAGCGGACGCCGTTCATACCTTTACATGTGACAGGGTTGTTAGTTCCAACTGGAACCCTAAAACAAATACTTCAGAAGAAGTTGTTGAACATTATGAAGGGCGTGGTGTTCTGTTCGGTTCATACAGTCAATATGAGATCCAAACACTTGGAGTACTGGCCACCGATAAGAAAGCTACAGTGCTTCAAAATGAAGTATCCATGACTCCAAAAATTGATGATGAGTGGATTACAGCCTTAGGCTCATTCCGCATTATTCATATCCAGCAGGATCCAGCCTCTACTATTTGGAAATGTCAGTTGAGGAAGATTTGATTACTTGGTCTAATATCCTTCTAAATAGGGGGATATATGACTAAAAAATCATTAAATGAAAAATTTAAAGTAATTGGATTTTGGACTTTTGCTGGAATTTTCTGGTATTTGGTTGTTAGTTATTTTTTATTAAGTGATTATCCAATACAAAACTATCCTTTTAATCATAAAAAAGCATATGAAGTTTTAAAAGATGCTTTAACACTTGCGGCTGCTTTTTTAGCGCCAGTTGCTGCTTTTGTATTATTTAGTAATTGGCGAGAACAACATATTGAAGTTGAAATTGAAAAAGGAGGTATTGAACTCTACGAGCGTTTAATGCTTATCAGAAATGAAATATCAGATATTCAAAGTGAAATATGTTTTAATTTTTCTGAAAATAAAAAGGGGCTTGAAGACAGATTAACTATCTCTCTTTGGGAAAAAATATTTCAAGTAAATTTAATTAAAAATAGATTAAGAAAAAGAAATAAATCTACAATTACTTTCTGCTCCTTTGCTGATCAAATTGGAAGGGATATAGAAATTTGTTCCGCATGTTTAATAAATATGTATTCAGCTAAAATTAAAATTAACAATCCGGACATTTATAATTTCGAATATATAAACGAAAGTGATAAGGAGTTTAAAGAAAGATATCAAGAAAAATTTAATGAATTTGAAGGACAATATATTGATGGTTTTAATAAACTTACAAAAGATTTGGAGGATTTGGATATACTTACTGACACGATTCGAATCCAAATTTAGCTGGTAATCTAATATAAGGCCAAAAAACCTACATAAAATGTAGGTTTTTTTATGGGCGCAAATTAGGAGTAAGAATGGTTAATACTGATTATGTGCCTGAGTGGTACATTTCACCGTTTCAACATGTCAAATATGCACTTGCTAGAAATCAGCTTCACATGGATTTGTTATTTGAAGATATGGATAAAGCCGATCAATTTTTGGATATGGGATCGGATGCACAAGTTAGTACTTTTTCTGATGGTGCTTATGCAATTGTCCAAATCGGTGATACGGCGAATAAAGATCAAATTCAGGTTTATGGATTGCTTTTACATGAAGCTGTTCATGTCTGGCAAATAGTAAAGCGGCGAATGAGTGAGCGCGAGCCAAGTGTTGAGTTTGAAGCATATTCAATTCAAGCGATCGCTCAAGACCTATTTGAAATGTTCGAAGCTAGTGAGGTAAATCATGGGATGGAAGGGGAAAAAGCCGACTAGTTTTAGTCTTGAACTATCTAAAGCAGCAGAAGACCATGTAAAGAATATTGTCATGGATACCGTGCAATCCTTAGTTAATTTAAGTCCTGTTGATACTGGAGCATACCGTGCTTCACATATTGTTTCGGTTGGATCTGGTGACTATGGCATACGTGGACCTGAAACAAACGCCGTGCAGGATGCCGCTATTCAAGCTGTAAAGATTAAATTGGGTAATTTGGTCTATATTCAAAACAACCAGCCATATGCTGAGCGTTTAGAAAACGGTTGGTCCGATCAAGCACCGCAGGGCATTTATAGCACAACGTTTACTTACATTACTCAAAAGTACGGTGGCTAATATGGCAATGACATTAGAGCAAGCTAGACAAGCAATAGTCGACCGTATGATGAGCTTCACAGGAATATCTCAAGATAGAATCCAGTATCCAAATGCACCAGGTTTTACGGTACCAACAAAAGGTGTGTGGTGTCGTTTAACCATTACGGGAGGACCAAGTTTTATTGCTGGACTAGGAAATAAGCCGTGTACACGCCGTACTGGGAATATCTTAATTCAATGTTTTGCCCGTCCTAATACTGGAGACAGGGAAATAACAGAACTTAGTGATGCATTGCTGGCACATTTTGAATATTTCTCAGTCGAACATTTAGAATGTTTGAATGGACAATCAATTTATTCCGGTCAAGATGCTGACTTTGTTCAATATAATATTACGATCGGATACAGAGTGAATTGATATGTCTTGCATGCTTACATTAGAAGAAATTGAAATTAAAAAACAAGAGCTTGAACGACACTTGGCAGATGTAATGGCTAAGGAGCTAAGTAAATGGCAGTTGTCTAATAAATTATGTATTTCTGATGTAAAAATTCGCCTCGCTAATGTTAATAGCATAAATGGACCAAATTTAAATATTGTTACTGGAGTAAGTGTTGATTTGGATGATTGATATTAAGTTTTAAAGAAGTTACCGCCTGAGGGCGGTTTTTTTTACGTCCCTAATTTTATAGCCACCTTCGGGTGGCTTTTTTTATGCCTAACGTCGGAGTATATAGATATGTCGAGTGGTGCACGTCAGATAACACAAATCGCGAAGGAAACCACTGTTGGTACCACACCATCACCCTTCGCACGTACGACCTTTGAATTTACTGAAAATGGCCTTGATGCGACAGTAACAAAGGAAGACTCTAACTCAATCACAAGTGGCCGTATTGCACGTTCATCAATGATTACCGGTGCAGAGTATGCCGGTGAATTAAAATGTGAAGCGAAGTACAGTTCATTAGTTCAAGACTTAATGGCTGCAGCTGCTTTTAATAATTGGTCGTCAAATGTATTAACTTTTGGTGGCACACTTCGTCAAACATTTTCTGTTTTACGTGGCTTTGAAGATGTTAATGACTACCATGTTTTCCGTGGGTGTCATGTAAACACTTTTGGAATTGATATTCCTGAAGCTGGCTTAATTACAATGACTTTCGGCCTTATGGCTCTTGGTCGTACAAACTTTTCTTCAGCACCGGCTGGAACAATTACAGCGGCAGATAACAATCCTAAAATGTCGAATGTCTCTGTAGGTGACATTTTGATTGATGGAGTTTCTCAAGCAGGGATTTCATGCTTGACCGCTTTTACATTTAATTGGGATAACACCATGCAGCTACAAC